GAACCACTGGTTAGTCTCATAGTCAGCAACAAACGTAGTCTGCGAATACTGAGCGCCAATGGTTGCTGATGTAGCACCGTTGATAGTATCTGAGCCAGTACGTGCAATAGTTACTGCATTGGCATCGCCAGTCCACTTGACAATAGATACTTTGAATCCATCAGTAATGGTGGATATCTGAGGCAGGGTAATAGTTACAGCGCCACTGGTAGTAGTAACTCTAAACAGAGTACCTCCATCGCTAGATGTAACTGTGTAGTTAGCAGACTTGTCTAGTACCTGACGATATAGGCCAGAGGCTGCAGCAGCTGCAGCAGCAGTAGCAGAACTGGCAGCAGCACTCGCACTGGACGCTGCATTGGTAGCACTGGTTGATGCTGCAGTAGCCTGGGTAGTAGCAGTACTTGCAGATGTTGATGCAGATGATGCAGAGCTGGCAGCATTAGTTGCGCTTGTCGCTGCGTTTGTTGCGTTTGTTGATGCGTTTGACGCTTGAGTGCTTGCGGTGGATGCTGATGTTGCAGCATTAGTTGCCTGCGTAGTGGCAAGAGCAACCTGAGCGGTAGCAAGCGTGACTTGAGCGGCACCATTGGTTGTAGCCAATGCAGCTTGAGTGGTTGCCGTACTAGCAGACGTCGCTGCATTTGTTGCACTGGTAGAGGCTGCACTGGCTTGGGTCGTGGCCGTCGATGCACTTGTTGAGGCAGAGGTAGCCGAGCTAGTTGCCGATGTTGCACTTGATGCCGCAGAAGTTGCGCTGGTTGCAGCGTTTGTTGCGGCTGTAGTAGCACTTGCTGCGCCAGCAATTATTGAAGCGATATAAGTTGCAGGCGTTGTGCTGCTAGAAATATCAACTTTTACCGATCTATCAAGCTGCTCGCTAAGTTGTTGCGTAAGAATAGTTACGCGGTCGAGCGAGTCATTAATGACTGATGGGTAAAAACCGCCCTGGTTTGTCAGGTCAGTTGGCTGTAAATAGCCAACTTTACTTGCCAGCGTCAAAAGAAAATTAGTAGTGAGCGCACTTGCCAAAATAACCGATCCACCAGGATTGGAGTTTTGGTTTGAGTTAAGCGTTACTGTGTAGTCAGTTCCAAGCGTTAGCGTGCTTTCTACAGCACTTAGGTTTGTGCGAACAACAAGCAAGTCTGCTGTTGTAAAAACCTTAAATGAAAACGCGAATGAGGTAGTTGAACCATTACCCGTGTATGGTCCAGCTTTTCTAGTTGCTGATGAGATTGTCAAAGCTCTTCTCCTTATTCACAGGCAATAGTCTGTGCGATTTATGTGTTGATACGCGCACCATTAGTTCTTAGGCGGTGGGCCTACTAATGGAGCAAGTGGGTTCTCGGTGTTGCCCTCATAGAGCTCTAAGATTCCGCGCACAGTGCGCTCAAGTTGCAGGGCTGGGTAGTGGAACAAGACACCGGCAGTTGCATTGGCTGCACGAAAAAATGCTTCATCCGCTTCGCCCTGCTCAATTTGCTTGGCAAACTTGGCTACATCGGAGAAGAAGCGCGCGCCGGCTGGACCTTCGTAGCCCATGAAGCCGGAGACAACACCGCTGAATTCGCGCAGGCCCACCACCATCCCCATGGGGTAAGTGATGTTGGCTGCAATCAGGTTCTTTATTAATTTCTCTTCGTCATCGTCTTTGCCCTTGACAGCAGCGATAAGGAAATACCCAAGCGTTGCCGGCACCATCGTCAACATAAGAACATCTGCCGCCAGAAGGGGTAGACGGCTAGGTCCAACCAAACGAGTCTCATTGATGGACTCGGTCAATTGGTTGTAGGCGACGTTAAAGAAAGAATAGAAGTTAGTCCACAACTTTTGAAACTCGTTACCTCGCTGAGCCATTGAAAGGTCTTTGATCTGGCCGCCACCTTGGGAGTCGAGCACAGCCTGGTCAGCCATGGCAATTGCTTTAGGCTCATCAACTCCGCTTGCCATCGATTTCTCATACTGACCCAACCAAGTCGGCACGTCTGCTACGAGCTGCATCTTGCCGATCAGATAGAAAAACGTGCCCTCCACTGCTGAGCGAGTTTCACCCTTGCTAATGGTGTTGCGAATTTCGCTGATCTCACGTTGTTGCGTTTTAGCGCGCAAGCGCATGAATTCTGATCTATCACTTATCCATCCAACGGTGTTCTCCATGCTGGCCGCATCGCGTAACCAGCGGCCCATTCCTTGCGCAACCCACTTAGGTCCAATGCGCACAATGGACTGAGTCAAGCCCAGGGGTTGCTGCAGTGAGGTGACCAAGTTCCACCCCATAGATGCGATGGAGGCACCACTTCTGATCCAGCGCACACCGCGCTCAACAACATTGGCACTTGGCAACTCGCCAATCGCGATGTCCTCAAACATTTTGCGCATGGTGCTCAATACTTCTGAGCCGTAGTGGTCTCGAATGGCCTGGTCAACTGGACCTGAGCGCAAGAGTCGATTGGCGTCCACCAGGTACTCGTGCCAAGACAAGTCGTGGATGACTTGGTTCAAGTGCTGGTCTATGACCCCAAGGTCGTAGCGCATAGGACGGTCTACAGATTCCACGCGCGCCTCGATATGGCCGCGGGCAGTTTGCGCTCTGGTGTAGAGACCGCGCTCCATTTGCTTTAGGACTTCTGCAGCCGTATCAGCTTCTGCTTTACTCGAGCGAGCTGCAGAGTATTTGATTGGGTAGTAGCCGCCTTGCAAAGACATCTGGGTGCCGTCTTGCAGCGTCACAAGGAACGGGCGTGATGCAACCTTCTCAGGAACGATGCCTGTCATGCGGCGCTCTTTGGCTGAAATCTCTGGCCAGTAGGTGTTGAGGTAATCCCAAATGCTTTGCACAAAATTCCACTGGTCTCTAGTCAGTGAGCCGACCACGTCGTTGACTTGCCCTGCATTCCAGCCCTCGCCCTCCATGACGCGGCGCATGTTGATCTCGTTGCCCATGTTCAAAGCAATGGCCAAGCGTCCTTCTAGGGATAGGCTGCCACCAATGGAGGGGATGAGCATCTTGCTGTCTAAGTTGACTTTGCCAAGAAGCTTGTATATCTCAGCCAACTTGACGGTGGCTTTCTCGCGCATGGAAGCTTCCTGATTACCGGCCTCGTTCATGGGGCGAGAGAAGGTGGACCACAAGAATCCACCGTCTTTAAAGCCATCCATCTGCCGGATAAGGGAAGCAAATTTCCTGTGCCAGGCAAGGACCTCATTGCCATTATTTACAACGGCATTGACCAAGCCTTTTTGCTCGAGCTGGGGTTGGATGTTTTGCGTAGCGTTGGCCCGTATGGTCTCGCCCGCCTCAGTTGCGATGACCTTGAATTCACGCTGGTCTTGTATTTTTAAGAGCTTGTCTTTTAATCGTCCGATGTGCTCGATGTTGCGCACAGCGTCCACCAGTCCGCGGAAATCTTCTAGCGTCATCTCTTTGTAAGACACGCGGTAGGCATCATTGAGCAGCTTTGGATCAATGACAGGCTCAATGCCTTTGGCTTGCTGGGCAGCAACAAATTGCACCAGAGAGCTGCGCCTATCGATTGCACGCAAGGTGGTGCTGGTGCGCAAATCGAACCTGTCTAGCAAGTCGTGAATTTGCTCGAGGTAGTCGACGTTAATTGTTTTGTAGATGTTCTTGCTATCAAAGCGACTCAAGTAGCGCACGGCCTTGATGACTTCGTCTTGCGCGTTGTAAGCTGCTTTGGCAGCATAGGTGTTGATGAGCTGATTGCGCTTTTCTGTAGCGGCTTCGACCAGGTTGGAGCCTGCTTTAACGGCGCTCTTTGCAGCGCGTGCAGCAGAGGCGGCGTATTGGCCAGGCTTGATGTTGCGAATCTGCAGGCGGTTAATCATCATCTCGGCAAACTGCTTGGCTGCAGTGGCTAAGATTTTTGGACGACCGGTCGCTTTTGCTAGCGCGTTGGCCTCAGCCGCCACGAACTTTGCACGAGCTTCGTTGTGGATAGCTTCGTCGGCTGCTTTGGAGAGGACTTGTGGACTATTGATATCACCGTAGCGCTCTAGCATGCGTTGATCTGTAGCTTGCTCAATGACACCTCTTGGATCGGGCGCCTCAAGAAGTGAGCGCACCAAATGGTCGCCAGAGGTAAAGCCAAACATCTCGGCTACCTGGTTAGGGTGTATGCCGTTCTCTACACCCAGCATGCCGTATTTGCCGTGACCTAGCTCAGACTTGATGGTGCCCACGATGGGGTTGTCACCATACATAACTTCGATCTCGGGAATCGATAGCTTGTAGCCGCCTTCAACGGGTTGGCCATCAATGGTGCCGCGCTTTAAGAATTCTCGAGCTCGGTAGACCGGCTCACCCATCACTTCGACTTCTACTTCGCGGCGCACTTCTTTGCGCAATGACGCGTTTTCTTTCTCCATCGCTTTGAGGACTCGCGACTTGGCGTTGGATAGCCACTTCATGTCGCGCAGTGATCTGGCTTGCAATTCGTTGATAGCTTCCATCGAAGCTGCGACGTCAGAGAGCTGGTACTCCTTCCACTCATCATTGGTCATGAAGGGTGGCTTGTTCTCAAACAGCGGCACAAAGGTGCGCGCCTGCTCTGCCTCTTGAATGGCTGCTGATGTTGCGACCATGCGGTCAAAGACGCCGCGTATCTCATCATCAAGCTCTACGTTTAGAGCTTTAATTTGTTTGTAGACATTTACTAGCCAAGCTCTAAAGCGTTGGAAGATCGATTGCAACTCGAGGTTGGGGGACTTGCCCTCAAAGAGGTAGGCTTCAAAACCGCGTGCAAATTTCTCATGCATGGGGCGACGCTCTTCCAGCGGCATGGATTTCCATGCAGCCAGGTCAGTGACGCCAAACCATTTGAGAATGGCCTGCATGTCGTCTGTAATTTCTTGAGGTGCATTGGGCCGTGAAGCAATGTCCGCGGTGACTTCCAAGAAGAAGTGCCCCGACTCATGCAAGAACGTAGACAGATTAGCCGCTTTAAATAGCGTGATGACCGAGGGGGTCTCGGTGATGTCTGTGCCAAAGCTAATCTTGCCGCGAGGTCCTTGGTCGCCTTGGTAGAGGACAGAGTTCAAAGGAGCTAACTTTTTGGCAGCGCGCGTTTGCGCGGCTAATGCTTTGCCATAGTCATCAAAGCGTTTACCGTCTTTGATGTCATAGCGACCCATGAAGGCTTTATCTAAAACCATCATCACAACATCTGGCTCGCCATTGTTAAATTCGCCAAAAGCTTTTTTGCTCCAGTTATTAGGCGATTGCGATTCATCCCAGCTCATGCGAGATGTGGCAACAAAGCCGTGCGCTGCGTAGTAAGTGGGAAGGATGGTGTCAAAGGCGTCTAGCTTGGTGCCGCCTGCAGCGACCGCCAGTTCCATGACAGAGCGTCCTGCGCTTGAACCTTTGCCAGAAAAGACCGAGACGATATCGCCATCGGGTTTGATGGCTACTCCGCTCTTGCCGTCCTCAGCCAAAAACAAGCGCATGCTTTGATATTCATTAGCCGAGTAAACGTAGACCGCAGAGCCAAATGCACCGCTTGAATTTTTACTCTCAATGATTGCATTTTCAAACCGTGTAGCGTTTTTCTCATCGCCTTGGGCAAGCTCATAAAACTTAGGAGTTGTAATTCCATTGGCTTTAAAAATAGTGCCCAGTGATTTACCGGCTTTCCACTCGGTGGTGTAAGTAACCCCAAGTGCTTTTTTAACTCTGGGTTTTAAAGGCCCAGGGCGTCCATCATATCCATCGCCGTCTCTTTGGTAAGTTGCGGATGATTGCGCATCGCCTGCGCGATGGGATCGAGCTCGTTGGACTGCAACGGCTCCGATGAAGAACCGTTTCTCGCGAGAAGTAAAGCTTTCAGTTTGGGGCTGCTGCCCTTGAGGTTGGACTGGTCGTTGTGCTCCATCCTCAGATCGTGCATTTCCTGTGCGTCCATTTTGCTCTTCCTTTTTAAATGCGTTTTGAATCCTGCGATCTGTAACGCCTTTGGTTCGTGCGACGTCTGCTGCCGCATTGGCGTAGTCAGGAGCGTCCTCATCATTGTACCCCTCTGTTGAGTCTTCCTCATCAGCATTGTCTTTAGCGGTTTCATACAGTCGTTTTTCCGCATACCAAAGGACGGCCTGCAAATCGGCCATGGTGAGGTCAGCGTACTCGGGACGGGTTCTGAGCTCAGTGAGCATGTCGCCAAAGACGCTGCGAATGTAGTTGCGCTCGGTAGGTCCCGCTGGCGCTTCCTTTTGGCCATCCAAATACTTGGCTAAGGAGTTGCCTGCTTTTCTAAATTCCACCCCCGCTTCGGTCTCATTCATTTGCTCGCGCAGCTTAGGGTCCATGCTGGCTTCTTGGACTTGAACGGCAAGTTCGTCTAGGGGCGTATCTTTGGCAAACCTATCACCAAGGATGGCCTTCATCTTTTCATCTTCAAAGAGCGCATCTCTGGCTACAGAAAAGCGGTCTCTTGCTTTTGCGGTTTGCACGGGCTGGGGCTTAATCAGCGTGCCCGTCCAACGGCCCCAAGTGCGCACCAACCAGCGGTCCATGGTGAGTGCATCAAAGTTACCGTACAGGTTTGAGAAAAACCCGTTACCAATCTTGGGCCCAATGATCGCTGCACCTTTGACCATGGTGGCCGCATGCTCGCCACCAGGCTTGAGGCTTTTGCTTAGCGACGTAATCTCACCAACGGTAAAGTTAGTGAGCATGAAGCGGCGCAAATCGTCAATGCCCCATTGAGCCTTCAGATCGTTAAATAACTGAAGCGATTTGTTGATTGCTTTTTGAGCTTGGCCGGCTTGGATGTTGGTGGGCATGGAGCCCGTTTTTTTGTACTCAACATAAGCCAGCTCTGCCAACTCAAAGTTCTTGCCAACCTTCATGCCGTTGCTAGTTACGGCCAAGGCCCAAACAAATGCAAAACGTGCGTTTTCGTCGGTGGCAATTTCTGGGTGTACCAGCGCCATGACGGCCAATGCTTGGCGCGTTTTGATGTCATACCAACCAATGGCATTAGGGTTTTGCGCAAGGGCCAGCAAAGCATCCTGCACGCCCACACGCACGAGGTACTCAGTCGACTGAGGGGAAGGTAGCCCAACGTCTACGCCGGCGGCTTGTGCAGCGCCCTGCACTGCTTCTTGGATTGCTACTTTTAGATCACGTCCTTTGTTCCAGACTTTGCTTTTAGCAACCTTTAAAGCATTGACCAGGGCAGACTGCTCGTCCACGGCGGTAGGCACATTGCCTTGAACGCCGGACTCTACGTCGTCGGAGAGCTCTTTTTCTTTGGCGTCTTCGGCCGCGTACTCTTTGCCTAACTCGCTGTCTTGGTTAAGTACTTGGCGAGACACAATGCCTTGCCCAACATCTCGCTCTGTTTCAAAACGTATTGGATTTTCAACCGGGTATAAATATTTAACCCCGCCTGGTGCCACATCAAATTGACTTCCCTCTGGCACCAAATGCTGGTCTTGCATTTTTCGAAACTCAGATTCGTTAACTTTTAAAGGCTCACCCAAAGTAACTTCACCAATTGCTTTGGCTGTTCCCTCGCCTGTGCGAACAATCGCAATGCGTTGTCCTACATATGCACGCAAAGAGTCAGTATTTCTTGTTTCGTATTTCTTTTTACCATCAACAATTTCATCGGCATAACGCAGCCCGGCTTGGGTGTCACTGCGCACATTAATACCCATTAGGCGACCGTCTTGAAAAAAGAAGTCTCCTTGATCAAACTCGCTGTTGGTGTTAACACCATCCGCGCTGACCTTGATGGGATAGCGCACAGCCATCTCCTCTGGGGTGATGCCAAGCTTGGAAGCGGTCACGCCGTAGAACGTAGACATCAATGTGGCGTAGCCTTCATTGACATCATTGGTAAAGCGCTGGGTGCCTTGGAGCTCAGTCAAGACTTGTTGCTTGACCACATCCATGGATGCTTTAAATGCGTCGTCACCCTGCTTGTCTGCAAGCACTTTCTCGACTTCAGCTTTGAGGATTTCGCCCTGGTTTTGCATGTACTCATCGGCCTGTACTTTGCTCATCCCGCTGGGGTCAGATTTCAAATGCGGCAACAAAGATTGCGCGTAATCGCTCCCGGCTATGCGCGCGGCAAATTCCGATACGGGAATGGCCACATCGGTGCCGGTCTTCAAAGACTCTTCCAGGTTGGCCAATGAAGGCACATTGGCAATCACCTGGTCGATGTTGGCACCGGCAGCGGTCAACGTATCAATTAGCGTCTGGGGCTCTATGTACAACGTGTTGACGGGTGCATCTTGGGTGACAGATTGCATGAACCCTTCAAAGCTTTGCACGTCACGCTCGCGCACTTTGCTGGCTGAGGAGAGATCGTTCAAACCATTTAAAAGATTAAAAAGTTGATTAGCTTTGCCGGCTTCTTCCTGGTCTTTTTGCATTTTGCTGGCGCCTCCAAAAAGAGCGCCAAATGTTCCACCCGTTAAACCGCCAACAAAAAATCCTGCAGCACCAGCTTCGGCAACGCCTTCGCTCAAAGATTGGTCGCGGTTTAAGTTGTCTTTGATGGCCAGGTTGCTAGCAAACTGCTCGCCCATACTTTGCGGAGCCTCAGTCAGCGCTTCTGTCAAAAATGCTTTACCAGCGCGGGGCACTAAAGAGCCACCTTCGCTGATGATTTTTCCTAAAAACTTACCGCCATAAAAGTTAGTGATTGCATCAATTAAACCTGCCATCGTGCCGGCTTGCTCTGCCGTTGTGGCTTGCAGGTAAAGACGCGCCGCTTCCTTTGAATAGCCTTGCCGATCTATTAAGTCGTAATAGGCAGGTGAAGTTCTGAGTTGTTCATCGGTGATTTTCTCTGCTTCTGCACGCGTTTGGTTGGCTTGTTGAGCGTAACCAATCAAGCCTTCGCTGATGCCGCTATAAGCAGACATGGTCGACATTGCAACTTTGGTGGCTTCGCGCATAGCCGCTTCAGCGCCAATCTTTCCTTCTAGCTGAGAGAAAGTATTTGCAGCAGCACTTTTGGTGACGTACATGCTCGCCAATAGCGCTGCAGTTGTGGGCAGGGATTGCAGGGCGTCTCCTACCAACTTGACTGGAGACAGGTAGGCAGCGTTGTCAGTGTCAGTTGTGAAGTATTCTTTTGCGCTGTACTTGCTTTGCACTGCAGCCGGAGCTTGGCGCATGATTTGATTTGCCAACTCTTGCTGGGTTTGTGCCCAACGCGAAAGCGCGCCGGCTGAACTTGCACGCGCTTTTTGCAGACCTGCTGGATCGTTTTTATAAAGGGTCGCTAAATCTTCTTCTGAAGTGGGGCTAACCATTCCCAAAGATAGGACCGGTAGCGCGGCTTCAAACAATTTTGTGCCGGCCGCGGTAAGGTTTAAAACACCAGAGCCCAATGAGCGCGTTAAGTAACTGGCCGCCATTTCGATATTGCCCATCTGCGCTGTATCGTCTTGCGCAATCTTGGCAAAGTTGGGGTCCATCAATTGACGCGCCAGCACGGGTGACTCGCTCATCATGCGCTGCATGTCAAGGAGCCTTACGCGCTCTTTGCGGCGCACGTCTGCCAGGTTATCTTCAACGGTTTGTTGTGGCAGGCCGCTGGTGCGTGAGAGCTTTAGAGCTTCGGCTGCTTGGTCTGGATTAATGGGGCTTACAACATCTAACACGCCTTTGATTTGCTGCTGCTGCAGTTTCAAATCTTCTTTTGCAAAATCCATGTATGGATTTGCATTGGGTGTTGATGGCTCAGGCGAAGCGACGTAAGAAGACAGGTCTTCTTGCACTAGCTTCATGTAGGGATTGTCAGCCACGCATGATTCCTTTTATTGTTTTTTGCCGCCGCGAACCCAAAAACTTGCGATGTTTTTCTCAGTGATGGGGTAACCTGCGGACTTCAAAGCAGGAATGATTTGCACGCGTTGTGCCGCTGGAATAGAGGCTATTGGTATTTTTTCTTCACCCACCATGACGTAGGCGTTTTGCAATTCATCGGCCTTCATGGTGACGATCGGCACGTCAGCTTTATCCCACATTATTGAGCGCGACTTGTAGACCTTGTCCATCTCGACTTCTTGCAAAATTTTCTTTAACTCTTCTTGGCTTGCTTTGCGTTTGCCTTGCAAGGTAGAAGACTCGTAAGAGCTAATTCTTTGGTCAATAGCGCCCTGGAACTCATTAAAGCTTTTGGTTTGTGAGTCACCGGGTTTGCCGCTAGCGGGCAAGATTCCCATGCGAACAGCGGAGTCTTTGACCATCTCGGCATTGCTCATGATGGACAAGTGCTGCTCGTCCTTGGAGCCATTCATAGCGTTGTTGATGGAGTAGAGCTTGTTGAGATCGGGCTCGCTGACTTTTAGGCTGTATTTGTTATAGATGTCTGTGGGCGTCATGGTCTTCAAATCAGACATATTGGTCATGACATCGGCCCAAGTGGCTGGGTCTGTTTCGACTTTGTTGCCTTTAGAGAAACCAACAACGCCTGCCAAGTGACCGGTATTTTTTAGGCCAAGATAAGCAGCGGGGTTTGCCTTTTGAAAATCCAGTATGGACTTGCCTGGGTTTTGTACAAACCAATCAGTAGCCCCACCGATCAGGCTTTTTTCGCCTTCTGCTTGTTGGGCTTTTTGTGTTTGCCAGTCTTGGGTGACGCGGGTTCTGGCTTGGTCTCTGATCGCTACGTCGTTGGGAGTTTTACCAGAGCTGTCGTACCAGTTATCGAGAGCGCGCAAGCGCGCATTCAAATCTCCTTTGCTCGCAGTGGCGCGAGACAAGCTGGTAGCTTCGACGCCCACGTTTTGCGCTTCTTCGGATTTTGTCTCGGCGTGTCGCGTGGTCAGGCCCTGCATCGTCGCGGTGTACACGCTTGGAGTTATATCTCCCGCGTTTAGCATTTGATCTAGCTTGGCGCGTTGTTGCACCAAACTGCCGCCACCGATGAGAGAGAGCGTTTGCGCAAGCTTGATAGATGCATCTGCCGTGCCTGCGGTGTCAAGGGTTTTGACAAACTCGCTGCGTTTTTCGGGATTAATTTCCTGCTCATTGGCCGTGTAGTATTTTTTAGCTTCATCAAATTTATCTGCTGCTAAAAAACTATTGACAACTTTGCCGTGCATGTCGGTGAGCTTTATCAAGACAAACTGGCGAGCAGCTTCTGTGTCGCGTGCAAAGCCTTTGCCTTCAGCGATTGTGAGAGCTTCCTCGATGACGGTGGCTTTGGCTGTTGCGTAAGGATTAGGGGGTGCTTTTTCTTTGCTATCAAAAAATACGTCTTTGCCCTCGGCTATGCGCTTTTGTGCATGCGCTACAGCTTTATCCTCAATCGCTTTAGAAACCGGTTCGTTTCTAGAAATGTTTCCCAATACTTCGACAACTTCTTGTTTTGTTAGCGTTGGCACAAGGGTTGGGATTTGTTTTTCTTTTCCATTGATTTCAACATCAATGGTGTATTCAGTAGCAATGTCGTTTGTGCCTGGTACTTTTAAAAGACCTAAATACCCTACGCCTTTGTTATCTTCACTATTGTGTCTTTTACCTGCATTTGCCATATCAAATTCGCCAGGCTTAGCTCTGAGATCATTTAAATCTGCACGGTTTGCGTTCCAATATGGAGCGGAAACAATGGCGTCTTGCGCAGAAGCATCCAAACGTGCAGCACCACTGGCTTCTTTCCATACTTTGGATTGAGTCAAGTTATGTGACTCGATCTGGTTTAAGGCCATGTCTCTGCGACGTACTGCTACTTGGTCATACAGCTTGCGCTGCATGTCGTTTTGCAGGCCAGCGGAGTTGTCTTTAATGGCCTGATCAATTGCTTTGATGGTTGCCTCTTTTGCGTTGACCGCGTCTCCTGCTTGCAGCCCCAGGTACTGGGTATTGATGCCACGCAAGGAGTCCATCAAATTTGTGTCACGTGTTTTAGCTTCTGCTTCGTTAACATCTTTTTGCATGTCCGCGGCAATTGAGGACAGCGCTGTGCCGGCTTTTAAGGTAGCGTTGCCAAACTCTTGTTGTTGCTGGCCTGGCATCGCGGCCATGCCTGCGCTCATGGGTGCTTCGGCGCGCGAGGGCCCTAGCACTTGAGGAGAAGCTTGGAATTCGTCGTAGGTAGGAACGCGTGGCATATCTAACTACCCATTCCATTGGTTCTACTTTGATAGCCCTTGTTTTGCATATACCAAGCGCCAGCAACCGTGCCTGCGCTTCCTATCAATGAGGAGTACATGGCCATGTTGGGATCGATACCTTGTGCGGTGGAGCGTTTGATCGCGGCGTCGTTCATGTCGTTGACGCCTTTCATGCGAAACGACTCGGCTGCTTGGGTGGCGTTGGAGCTGATGGTCAGGGCATCGGACTCGACCATGAACTGGGTGGAAGCCAAGATACGGTTGGTGGTCTCGGAGGCTGAAACGTCGATGCCGTTGGCTGCGCTAGAAGTTTTTTGTGCAGCTTTTAGGTTGGCCCCTTTTAGGCGAACTGATTGCTCTTGGCGTTGTCCTGTGATCAACGCTTGTTGTGCGGAGAGTTCATCAGAGCGTGCGTTGATGGCGGCAATGTCTGCTTGAAAATTTAAAGCATTGCGGGTGCCAATGGCAGAGTTCCTTGCCCCAAACGCGCTATTGACTGCGCCAATGCCCATGACTGTTATGGCTGCTACTGAAAATGACATGTTCGCCTTTTCCTTTAATGGCTAAAAGATACCCTGCAAATGCGCATGGACGCGCACTGCAATTAATGGTTTATGCGCCCTATGCGCCCTCTATGCCCCTAACGCAACTTCTAACGTCATAGACACCACGGTGAGGGGTAGCGGGTCGGCTTGTCTTACAAACACTTGGCCCGAGTTGTTCCACTGCGGCGTGATCGAGATCAATATCTCATCGCTCTTTAATGCCGGTGGTGTGCCGTAGGCTTCGGTGCTACGTTGTTTGGCTTCGGTCAAATTGTTTGAGTCAGGTCCTGCAAAGATGCCTGAGCTTCTAAACACGCGCAGCCACACTTTGTTGACGTTCTTGGTTCTGCCCTGACCGAAGGCTGCATCAATTTGTGCGTTCCAGGGAAGCGTGGTGATGTCACTGGTGATGGGCAGGCCGACCTGCACCTTGGAGCCAGCACGGTCCAAAGTAACCGTGCCACTGGTGACGGTGCGTTGTGGGTGCACGGCGCCGTCTACCAGGATGTTGACGGTCTTGCCTTCTAGCCAAGTCAAGCCCGAGATAGAGTCTCTGGCAAAGGCGTAAGCAGTGGTGGCGGTGTTCCTGTAGGCGGCAGGCAGAACGATGTCTATGCGCGCCAGCGCGACCGTGGTGCTGGTGGTCTCGTAGATGGTGAGGCGGTAGGTTTTACCGGCAGAGTCGGTGAAGACGATGGCGTCATTCACATCGGTTGTTGCGGGATACGCAAACAGTGCGGAGCTGGCGGTGAGGGTGAGGTTTTCTTCTGGACCCCAGGTTGTGCCACCAGAGACGGTGATGGTGATGGCGCTGGTGTTGGTTGCATCAAACGTCGCACCACAGTCCACAAAGAAAGCGTCTGCGGGGTCAACGAATTGGCGTGTGTGCATGCGCTCGATATAGCGCACGCTAGAACCATTGATCGTGCGCTTGACCACCACATAGAGCACATCTTCGTTGCCTTCTGCCACGACGGTGCAGCTCTCAAAGGTGCCGTCTGTATCGTGCTGGTGCCAGCCACCGACTTGTTGTTCTGGGACATAGGTAAGCCCCAACAATTTGCCATTTGAGCTGATGGCCCACACGATAGGTTGCGGGCTTTTGGCGTAGCACATATCGATGATGGTCAAGTTATCAAAGAGGTGCGGTGCGCGCAGAGACAAGTCGCCTGTGACGAACCCGCTGGCTTGCCAGCTATAGGCGAGTTCACGCATGTGCCCGCCCCTGGCGGCTGCGTAGATCAGGTTGTTGTTGATGATGACGGGCTGCACGTTGCTGGCGCCGACATAGCTCTGAGGTCGCACTGAGACGGTGGTCGGTGTGATGGCATCACTGTTCACACTTGTCACGCGCCACTCGGCGGCGCTGGTGAGGAGCACCAAGTTAGTGAGCGGCACGATATGTCGAATCGTGTTGGCCTCCCGTGCAGCGACTCTGAAGTTAATCGAGTCATCATCTTTGGTGGGCAGTGCGTAGCCCATGTTGGATTCGGTGCCGGTGCGAGTCATCCAGATGTTTTGTGGAAAGTTGGAGGTGCCCGCAAAGCAGCGGCGTTGCTCGTAATAACTCACCGCTGCGGGGTAGTTGCCGGCTCCTGAGAAGGGGTTGTTGGAGATGAGCGGGGTCTTACCCATATCGGCGACGATGTTGTCGTCAACGAAGGTGGTGGCGTCCGACTGGCCGATGTAGCCGTAGAGGCCACCGCTGAATTTAAAGACGTTGTAGCGTTGCGCGCCACTGGCCGCAGTCCAGGTGATGGTGTTGTAGTTGCCGGTGGTGAGGAGGTTGTTGGTACAGCTCACGATGGAGGACGCCAGGGACTCATCAATGCCGTTTGTACCCACTGAGGTGACAACGTATTTATAGGTCGGTGTACCCGTGCCTGTGGGGGTCACAGCGACGCCTGTGGGGGCTGTGAGGGTGGAGGCGAAGGTGATGGTAGAGAGCTGCCAATTGGTAGCGCCGTAGCGCCTGATCTCGCGTGGTGCGTAGCTCGTGTGGCAGATGGTTAAGACGTCAGCGGACTGCACAAAGTGCAGCACAAAGAGGTCTGCCTCTGCGTAGGGGGACGGGATTTCGTAAGTGGTGCCTGTGAGTGCGTACCACTTGCCCGCGGCCAAGTCGGTGGCAAAGGTGCCAGAGGTGTGCGCGGTGGTGCAGTAGTAGTTGGTGCCGCCGTTGGAGCGCAGGTCCCCGATGACGTAAGCGGTGGATGTGACCCAAGCGGTGACGGCTCCGGTGTTTAGGGTTGCGCCGTTGGTGTGAAAGCGGATGTAGCCGTCTCCAAACTCGAGCACCATGGTTTGCGTGGTGGAGTAAGAAAAGGGAATGAGCCTAGTAGCTTTGGTGCTTGTTTTGACGGCATTGACGTAGGCAAAGCCGGGTCGATTGGCGACAGGGCCGTGGGGCAAGGTGATGAAATTGCGGCACAAGGACAAGCCCGTTTGGAATTTGGCGTCATCGATTCGGCCAAAGAATTCTGGGGTGAGCTCGCCACCACCAAAAGAGCGCGAGAGGGTTCTGATGTTTGGCATGTGCTGGAATTTCTTTGTGTACTTGCTTTGTGTGCTTGATTTTGTTTTTATCGACCGGCAATCCAGCCGACGTTTTGTGCAATTTGCGTTCTACGCTGGTTTGCGTCAGAGGTTGTTGCGCGTCCAAAGACGCTAGCAAACATAGACATGCAGCGCTTGGCTTCTGCAGCGCCCAAGTCCCCTTTGATGATGGGTCCTGCCAAGTAGCTGGCCAAGTACCAAGAGAGGGAGTCAACAAAGAGGGGTGAGAAGACGGTGGTGTCGGTGATGGTGCGGGTGTAGCGAACTACGGCATTGGCTTGGTTGGTGTAGATCACCACGCTGCCGTCTTCTAAAGTCTCTTGACTGAATGTTTGTGGGGTGTAGGCGCCTGAGCCCACGATGGGCACGCCGCTTTGGGTGAAGCCGTAGTTGCTGCCAACGCTGTAATCATCTGCAGCGTCGCTTGCCAGGATGGAGAGGATACCGACCGCGTCACCGGGTGAGGCGTAGCAGTACTGCCATTCGGGCCAGCCTGAGCCAAGAAGGGCCAAGGTCATGCGGGTGGTGGAGAAGCCCCAAGAGTGCAGCTCGAGCAGGGAGTCGCGGGCGATGGGGTAAAAGCGCGCGCAGTGCTCTGCCTGGTTCGATCCTTCTGGGGGATCGATGGAGGAGACGGTAGCGGAGTCGCCCAAATGGCCGAGCGCTAGATTACAAATATCGACTTCGGAGGCCATAAATTTTTACCTTAAAAAAAAGGGGAGCGTGTAGCCCCCCTTTAAAACGTGCCGCTAGGAGTCGGTCACATTAGGAGGGGAGGATCACTCCCCCTCTTTGAACACGCCGTCTGCCAAGTTATCTTGTGTCTCTGATTTGCTTTCAGCTTTGGCTTTGCCTTTGACCAACTCCAAGTTGCTTCCGGCTTTACCGTCGTACTCGATGATTTCGCCCTCTTCAACGATGGAGTTGTTGATGAAAGATTTCGTGATAACTAAATAACGTGGCATAGGTTTTTTCCTTTATTACTGTTTAGGTCACGCTAAAACCAGAAGCGTAGGTCTTAGAGTCAGCGATATCGTGTACGACGTCGGCAGTGACCGTACCGGCAGAGTAAGTGCCGACGATGGTGTACTGCGCGCCGAGGTAGCGCTGACCGTTTGCAAACACCGCAGGGTTAATGCGCACGGCTGTTTTGTAGCCAGCTACCAAGGTAGCTGTCACAACGGCGTTGGTCGCACCCACGATGGTGGGTGAGGTCAAGGCAGCAGCAGCAGAGGTGATGACTTGGAAAGTCACGCTCGTGCCGCCAGTCAAAGCAACTGGAACAGTGAAGTACACATAGATGTCTTCACCGGCGCCCATGTCACGGGCTACACCCAAGTCGATGGTGTTGGTGGAGACCGCTGTGGTGGTCAGGGCTTGGCCGTCGCTTAAGCGTAAGAATGCATCGGTAATCATGATTGTTTTTCCTTAATATATTGAGTTAATCGCACCGCTTAGGACACGACAGATTCGGTGTTGAGGAGTTGGTCTACGCGGCGAAGTGGAACGCCCAGGAAAGACAGGTAGTTGTTGGGTGTACCGAATTGGCTTAAGCCCTCTTCGACCTTCAACACATACTGTGACTTGTCCATTGCAGCCAAAGCCAAACCACTGTGAACCGTGCGGTTCATGTAGAAAGCTGGACGACCCATAGCCATATTAGGAATACGGTACAGAGCGCGGGCCATCAATTTAATGATCGCTGTAGCGGCACTAGCTGCTTGGGTGCCGGTTTGGCCAATCAAGTCAGAGATGTCGACGTTACAGATGCGAACCACATAGCGCCAGTCTTTGACGACCAGGCCGTTCTTCCACTGGTAGTGGGTGCGATAGGCTTGGTAGCGAGCGCCGGTGGAATCCCACACAGTGTTCAATCCCAAATCTTCGTGCACGAGACCAGCTTTTGAGCCTTTGGGGAAAGGACAAAAGACGGTGTTGTCGCCCCAGATCACCAAGTAGATCGAGGTGTTGTCTGAGCCAGAGCCGCCGGCAGAGAGAATGTTTTGTGCATTACCTGCTGAGAGCGAGCTGTAGCGTGTGGCCAAGCCTAAGAACTGTTTTGGATCAGTGCCTGGGTTGCCGTAGAACAGTGTCTGCGCTTGTGTTTGATTCATCGATTCCAAGAATGCGACGTCTTCACTCAAGCGGAACTGTGAGGTGTTGCCATTCAACTCAGCCAAGTCTTTGTCGACTTCGGAGTAGGCTTCGAGCATTCCGCAAGACTCATCGACTTGTGCAGTCGTTGACTTGGTGGTTGGGATACCTTGGTTGATTGCGCGCCAGTAGACGGTTGGCAAACCCGTGCGGATCACAACGCGGTGACCGGTAGGCAAATTGCCTTCCATAAACATACAGTCTTCTAAAATCTCGTTTGACTGAGACAAGAGTTCTGCGACGACGGGAACACGACCTTCTGGATCGATACGTTTTGCCCAATCCGCGAGGGTTAGTGCTGTGGTTGCTAAGGTAGCCATATAAATTTCCTTAAATTAATGTTGAATTAATGTTGTGACTGGTTCGGATACAACTGAGACGAGAAGTCCCGGTTGGCTTGTCGAGCTGCTGTGCCGGCTGGCACAAAGCTGTCTTCGCTAATGGTTTTGCCAGCTCTGTAGAACGCTCGGATGAGTTCCGGGTGATCTCCAAGGCCGCTCTCGTTGAGTAGCGTTTGCAACTCAGGAGTTCCAAAAGCTTTCAAAGCCTTCATCGCAACTTTCAAGTTTTGGTCGAGCTGGACTCCACCAATTTCTTTGTCAGCTTTTGTCGACTCTGTCCATTGGGCCTTTATCTCCGCTTGCGCTTGAGCTTGACGCTCTTGCATAGCGGGTGCGAGCTTACTGAGCATGGCCTGTGCGGTTTCCTGATTTAGACCGGCATCCTTGGCGAATTCCGAGAAAGCGTTTAAAGATGCCTCGTCCATGGGGACGTTTTCAGGCAACTTGAAATCGTATTTCTCTGGAACGTCTGGCTTGGTGTCCAGAGCGTTCTTGTCGCCTTCTTTGCCATCACCCTCGGCAGTGTTTGCTGCATCCTGGGTTGGTTCTAAAGCAGTGGTTGGGCTTTGTGTTGCAGCCGCGTCAAGAGCAGGCGCCGGCGCGCTTGTGCTATCAACCGTGGCTGCGCTAGATGCATCACCTTCAGTGGTCGTTGCGGTGGTCATCGTCTGATTTTCTGACATCGTTTTGCTCCTTGAGCATTAACGCGTACTGGTCTGGACTGCTCTCGTTAATTTGTGCCATAAGCATCAAACCGACATTGCGCTGGCCCTCTCTAAAGAAGGTCTCGCTGTTGCCTGTAAACGAAGAGCGATACACACCAGTGCGCTCCAGCAGGCGCCACACTATGCGACGCCCTCTTTTGCTTCCCATGAGCCACTTGAAATCTTCTTTCTCCTGTTCGTTGGCTTGTTTGTTGCGCTCTTCGGATTGCTCCTTGTAGCGCTCTTGCCCTCGCAGGTCCAGTGGATCAAAGTAGCTCATGTGTCGCTAATTTATTCGCAATACGTTGGATAACGCGCACGCAGATTAATCTTCTGATTAGTCTGCACATTAATCCGCATCAGGTCCATACAACATCGACGCTGCTTGGGCTGAATTAGGTGCACCGTTTTTCTTAACGTCGATGTCTGTCAACTGGATGCACAGATAGATGTCTTTGCCACCGCTGTCGTCCGCTGCTTCGAGCTCCTCAGTAGCGCGGGTGACCATGCCCTTCGCTTGGATGGTGACCATCTGGCCCGCATTCATGATGGTGCTGATGCCTAATGCTTCGCACTGTTCACCGTTCAAACGTATCTCGGTGCCGTAACCGTAGGGGTTCTCAGTGGGTGTCTCGTACTCCGCATCTGCTTCTTGTTTCAAACTTATTAATGCCATGATCAAACTCCATTGGGGGTTGGTGAGTTGTAGCCAGAGAACATGCCCATGACGTCAGTCAATGCGTTTTGTCCTCCCGTGTTTGCGCCGGCCAGCTTGGAGGCTGTGTCTGCGGTTTGGTTCAACATCGCTGAGCGTTGCGCGGCCAATGCCTGTTTGCTGCGCTCTTGGCGAATCAGGGCGACCTGCTCGCCTGGCACGATCAGCTCAGGACTAATGCCAAGCATCTCGCTGTATTCATCGGCCCATTTGTCTGAGTCAAATTTATCGAGCACGTCAGGTTTGAAAGAAGCCATCGAACCTAAGTTAGCTACAAAGCGGTCGACGCCGTTGGTCGCGACTGCACGCTGCGCTTGCGCCAACATAGAGACAAACTCCACATTGATCTCCATGCCTTGCAGCTCCTCAGGAGGAGGCGGCACGAGACCGGCTTCCAGCATGCGCGCAAACGTCATCTCGATCATCGGATCAAGCAACTCGTTGTGTAAGCGCTCAAGCACGGGGCCCAGCATCAAGAGCTTTTCTTCATGGCGCTCGGCTACTTCTGTGGCTGTCATGCGTGCATCGGTTTGGTTGGCCAACATCAAGAAGAGGTCTGCGTAGAAGGAGCCTCGGATGCGCTCGCGCACGTCCCCAATGTCCATCAACAAGTGACTCAAATCGAGGTTCACATCAAACGCTGTTTTGATACCGCCGCTTTGGCCCGACATGTCTACAAAGGACACACCACCAGGCATGGTCTCGATGTCACGGTTCTTCATCGAAGTGGGTACTTGCAGTGGGGGCTTAGTCTTGTAGTCGATGGCCTGCGCTTTTCGGAGCTGCTCGTGCTGGAGCTGCTTGATGTCACCGAGTGCTTCCATGCCTGGGCCGTTGCCGTAGATGTCACCACCGGCGGTGGCCCAACGGGGTGAGAGTGCAGGAAACTGCTTGTAGCCAGACTCGCGCAAGTACTTGCCCTCTTTGGCATTCAACTCAAAGTAGCACGACGCATAGGGCATGTTCTTCGCGTCCTTCATGCGTGGGTCCCGGTCGACTCGGGGCTCAATCGCGTGCACGATGGTGATCCACTGATCCAAGCTGCCACGGTCATGCATGTTCTTAACCGATGGGCTTACGTTGTCAATCCCAAACTCTCCCACCAACTCGGCCACCGTCTTTTGAAACTCACGGTAGATGGTGTTAACTGTGCCGCGGTAGTCGGTCGCTAGTGCGTACTCACCGCAGGTCAATGGGTAGTGACGAATCACATCGTCGTAGTCATCCATCACGATAGAAGCAGCCGTGCCGTAGGCACCGAGCTCCTCATACATGCTGTGCAGTGCGCGGTAGGTGTTGCCCTTGCTAAATATCCGCAACATCATCTGCGTGTTCTCATGCAACCAGACTTTGACAGCGGGGCTCTTCATAAGATCAGGGTCGCCAACGCCTAAGCGAAACCAAGGTCTTGCTGGGCTTGTCATGCCACTCATCATGCCGGCAGCTAGTACGCGCAGTGCACGCGTGCCGGTTGAGTCATAGATGTTGTTGTGTCGCTTCCAGCCCTTGTCTCGGTCTTGAATGAAAAAGCGCCCGGATCGCGGCAGCATGTAGTCCGATATCTCTTTCCAGTGCGACAACCAGGTCGCACGCTCAGACTTCAATGCACCCCAGCGGGTGAAGAGCTTGTCGCGTTTGGGGGATTTGCTGTTGGACTGTGCGTCAGAGGTGTATTCGCTCATTTAAAGTCCGATCATTGTGTTTTTGTTGAGCTTGTACTCGTTGTCTGGTCCAGCGACGGTGCGGGTTGAGGTGGAGCTCACGCCTCCTCCACCAACGGCAGCCGGGTCAGTCAAGGATGTGTTCCTGAGCTCTTGGTTCTGTGTCAATGTGGTGTCCGATGTTGCTGCCGGCCCTGGTTGTTTAGGTGCTTGGGGCTTAGGTGCAAGACCAATAGTTGAGGCTGTAGTGGCCGCAATATTGGCAACAGCACCAACAACATCTTTGGCAGTTTGTGTAGCACCTGATGCCAACTGATTAAGCGCCGTACCAGTACCCGTAACGGTTTGAGTGGCCACCGTGTTTGCACCAACAACCGTGTCTTTAACAGCAGCAACGGGATTTAAATTTATGACATCTTTAGTAACTTTGGATGCTGTACTTCCAGCCGTATCAACAACATTCGATACGGTATTGCCTACAGTTTGAACTACGTTTGATACGGTATTTACAGCAGTACTAACGGGAGCGGCAACCGCTTTGATGACAGAACCAAAGAAGCCACCCCAGAATTCTGGGTGTCCGGTCTCAGGGTTGATTTTGTTTTTTACGTTACCGACGGTGAATTCGTCGACATCAGCACCAGCCAACTCAAACATCATGGTGAGCATGGCAACGGCTTGCTTGTTTTGTGCAATGTGCACGGGCACCACAATCTCACCCGTTGTCAAGTGCGCCATCACATCATCAGTGACGCGACCCTCCTCTGCCATGACGTCCATAGCTTGGGCCTGCGGCGCCGCTTGCATGGATGGTGCTGGATTAGTTGCCACGTTTTAGCCGCCGAGCAGTGTGCTTTTAGACAATGACAGGGACGTGGGATCAATGCCGGCAGGACCAGTGAGCATGGTGCCTGATTGGCCACCACGCGCTGATGTCGATTGCTGAGACAAGATCGCAGCCACATCGGGTGACTTGGCGTTGGCTTTGTTAAAGGCTTGCTCTTGCAGCGTTTGCTGCTTGTTGGCATTCACCGTCGCCTGGTCCATCGCCTGTTTGTTAAGCTCGTTGGCTTGCTTGGCGTTGTTGTTGGCTTGAATCGTTCCATAAGCCAATGCACCTGCACCCACCATGGCCCAGGTCGCTGCTGATATTCCAAAAGCCATTAAAGTTCTCCTTCAATTTTGTATTCGCTGGCGCTGTAGTAGCTAATGCCATTACGTTGTGTTTGCAGCATCTCGTGCTCATCTGTCATCTCACGCTCAATGTCTGCAATCTCTGTTTTGTCAGTCACAAAGAGCGTCGTCCAATAGGTGTCTGCATGCGTCCAGCCTGCGCGCTTAAAGCCTGCGCGTGCTGGCAGCACATGAAAACCTGTTAACTGCCGGGTGCCCTCATCGGTCGTGACGGTGATGTCACCGTGTATGACGCAGATGTTGTCGCAGTTGGTGAGTGCACCAGTGAGCACAGTGCCCGCTGGTATGAAGATCGTGCGTGCACACATCCCACCATGCACAACGTGTTGCGTGCTCAAGTCAACTTGAGGCTGCTTTAAGAGTTCCAGCTCCAACTCATGCACCATCTCAGGTGCTACTCTGTAGTCGACTTTGCTTGTCTCAATAGCAGTGTTCACACGCAATACTCCATCAGTGTTGCGCGACTATAAAAGCGCAATGACACATGACGCGCACTGCTGTCTCAACATCTCATCTCAGCATCTCGTAAGGGTTGTATTCCTTCTTCGTTGCACGTCCACCACCGTACTGCTCAATCGCTGTCTTCTTGTACACGGGGAATGCAAACGTCAAAGCCAATGCATCCCCTAAGTCAGGGCTCGGTAGCCCACGCTTCTTGATGTCGTCTTTGGGCTCCAACTGCAGGCGTCCCATCGCGTCGTACCAAAAGATGGGAGCTGCTAAGTCTTGTTTGAGGTCCACCAGGTTCGGGATCGCACCACCCATCCTGATCCACTCACGCATCTCAAACCACATCTCCGCACGCTTGTTCAAGTACATCGGGTCCGTTGGCCGGCCACCAAAGTGCACCTCGATAGGGTCATAGCCCAACTGGCGCAGCCGGTCGATCACGCCACCACCTTGGCCAGAGTCGATGAACGTGGCATCGGGCTTCCACTCATCGATCTTGGCCGCCACGCGTGCAGCCAGGTCCATGTTGTCTATGCCGCGGTAGATGATGGGAGTGAGTGCACCAATGCCTTGCCTTGGAAAGATCACGCTTCTATCGTCACCAAAGCGTGCAGGGTCCACACCCAAGATGCGCGGTGCATATTCGATCTGCACCGGCGTGACATCACGTTGCGCTGCCGACTCGACATCACTCAAGCTGATCAACTGGTCGTCCCCTGCTGCACTGAAGTCGCACAGGTACTCACGTTGGAATGAGGTTTCGCTCATGTCACGCTTTAACCTGCTTACCTCATCTGGATCGATGGAATGCGTGTCATAGACCGTGTACTTGGCTGAGTGCCAGTCATCGTATTGCGCTGATCTGAAGTAGAGCTCAGAGAACAGGTTCACACCAGCCGGTGTCCCGATAAACAGTGACCAGCCCTTGCGGTCTGATAGCGCAGGTTGTAAGACATCGTTCCACACTGCAGGCTTGATCTGTGCCACCTCATCGATCACGCAGCCATCCAGTCGGACACCACGCATCGCTTCCCCGTTGTCTGCTCCAAATATGCGCACGATGGCACCGTTGTGTTTAAAGCGCACAGAGAGTTCGCTCTCGTTGATCTCGACCGCTGAGTGCTGGCGCATGGGCTCCAACCTAGCTTTGAGACGTGCCCAAGCAATCGCTTTGGCTTGCTTTAAAAACGGTGCGATGTAGAAGAAGAGTCCAAGGTCCTTCTTGAACCGCAATGCTTCATGTAGCAACTCCATGATGGCCAGCTCAGTTTTGCCCGCACGTCGATGCAGCGCCAGCACGGTGAAGCGTTTGCGGTCACGGTGACACTCCTTCTGCCAGTCGCGTGGGAAGTAGCCAAGGCCAATGTCTTTCTCACTCACGCGTGATACCCGTGATCACGTTGATGGTGATGCCGCCCTCTATGTTGCCCCTCAATTCAGTGGGCAAGACCTTGCCAATGAGCCCCATGAAGGCGACAGGGTTGGCTTTGGCTTGCTGGGTCAAGTAGTCCTGGCCACCGGCATCGTGCAAGGCGCCAATGATCATTTCCTTGATCTGTTTGTTGATCTTGTTGGGCTCGCCTTTGACGCGTCCCTGGCCCATGCGCAGGTTGGCTATGGATCGCTCTCGACCTGAGAGCATCGTGATCGGTGAGGACGGTATTGTTGCGTCTAACGCAATTTCTGTAATGTCTGTAAGCATCGGTACTTTGTTGTTGTTTTTATTGCTTGATTTAATGTTTTGATTACTGCTTGGTTTATTGTTTAGCTCTGTCTTCTTCATCTTCAAACTCCAGTTTTTTCCAACCAAATGGGGTCAGCGCTCGACGTCTGTACTGGCACACGCCGGCAATCATTCCCTTCGATACTCCGAACATCTCTGCAAGTTGTCGGTAGTTCAAGTCGTGGTCTTCGTGTAAGTCCCTGATGCGGTCGATCTGCTCGTTGGTGAGCTTGGCGTTGGGGTGGTCCTCTCCCATGCGCAAGCCCTGGTCAGTGATCGCGACCATTCGATACTTTTTACCCATAAGCATGTATCTCCACAGTGATGCGTATGGCACAACATGTTAATTTAAACTCAATGCTCATGGCGCACCCATTTCTTTAAAAACGTGGTTCTCTCCCTCAGGGGCTATCAGCGTGACCAGCACACACACGCGGCCATACTTGATCGGCTCGGCCCAACTGATGTGCTTGGCCCTGATCTGTGAGTCGTCCTGCCACACCCCCGCCCTGGTCATTGCGTCCCCAATCACCTTCCACGCGTTGTCCATATCCCTCACCCGTTTGTCAGGTGGGTAGAGCAACACTTCGATAGACAAGGGCTCAACCAAACGCAGCACAGCTCCTTGGACCTTGCAGGCATAGGCCACGTTGACGTAGTAATCCACCACCTTCTTGACCAGGTAGTGCTTGCCGCTGGTGGTGTGCTTCCACATGTGGTTCCCACTAATCGGTGGGTACGGTAAAACAATGTTCATTTGTGACATGAGTACTTTCTAACTAGGGGTCAATCTTGCTCGTCCACCTTGGCCCACCTTTAAGGTGGTGGGCCGGCGGGCCGGTGGATAACTTTATTTCGGCTCGCTTTTGCGGGCTGAAAAAAATGAGGCTTTATGCGGGTTTGCAGAGGTTTCAAGGAAGTCAGCCCGCAAACGGCTCAGTGCCTATTTTTTAAGCTGGCCCGCTTTAGCGAGCCGACTTTGTGTAGTTCTTTTTTATTCCTTTGTAGATTTCTATGGCTGCCTGTCGCCAAAGGTTTTTGGCCTCTCGGTGCTGCGCACACATGGGGCAGTTTTGTATGGTTTGTAGGATTTCTTGTTTAACAATAAACCTGCGCACATCGGCCCTGATCTGGTCATGCTCAGGCAAATCAAAGATCTCTTTGGCAATGCTCATGACTGCCCCCTTTTTCTAATCCACTCAGCAATAGTTCGTGAGGGATGAGGCCAACCAACAGCCCATTCGTCGGCAATCAAGGCGCACTCTTCGCGCTCGGCTTTGACTGCTTCTTCGATCATGCGTTTAACTAACTCATGGTCGTATGTGGAATTCATGCTTGTCCCCTATATCTGATTGTTTTAGCGCAGTAATACGCCGCACCACCTTTTTCCCAATGGTCATCACACACCTTTGCACACGCCTCACGCTCTTTCTCTGCTACCAGTTTGGCAAAGATTTCATCACGAACTTGATGCCAATTCGGGTGGTACTCACCTTTCATGTTCAACACTTTGTCCGC